GTTGTCCCCCGTGACTTCCCATCCACGCTCCCGTCCCTCCCGCGCCGCAAAGGCCACCAGCATGCAAAACCGACGCATATGCGCTTTCCCCGCCGTTTCAAACCACTGTGGATCGATCATCTTTTCTTGCCCACCTCCAGCCTCTGCTTCGCTTCCTTCGCGTGGATCGGGCAAAAATGCGTGTCTCCGCCGAGATGTGTCGCGCACTTCTCGCATATATGCCGGTCGCAGGTCTGTGGTGTTCTCTGGAAGTCGATCGTCGTCCAGATCCACCCGACAACGAAGTCGCAGAGCAGCGTAGCTTTCTTTTTCCAGCAGAACCAGCACCTTTCCGAATAGTGCACGATCTCAGGCGGGTTCACGCTTCCACCTCCACAAGTCGCAACGTCGGGTATCGCTTCTCGAACATGTTGCGCTTCATGCGATATTCCCTCGTCCGCATTCCCTTCACGTCTTCGACGGTGATGGATCCGTCGGCCCAGCAGATCAGGAAGTCGGCGACATATTCGATCGGGCTGAATGTCCGTCCGTCTTTCTCGAAGCCTTCCTGCAGCAGGAACCGCGGCTGGCGGATGAACCATCGCACCTGTCCGGCGGCCTGGAGGGACTTCAGCTCGATGTACCGGTTCGCCTCGGCCTTTGAATCGAAGGTGATTCCGTCGACTTTCGTCCGGCGGTTCCGGTACTTGCTCGGCTTCTTGCCGGCCATGAGCGCCAGGAATTCCTCAATGGTCATCCGCTCCGTCATGCCCACTGCCTCCTCGGATCCGGCTCACGTCGCGGGGCCGGATCATCATGCCCGCGGTCGAGGCTCACGAACTTGCCGATGTTTTTCATGAATACGAGCTCGACCGTGCCAACCGGGCCGTTCCGCTGTTTTGCGATGATGATCTCGATGATGTTCTTCCTCTCCGTCTCGCGGTCGTAGTAGTCGTCCCTGTACAGGAACGCCACGATGTCGGCGTCTTGTTCGATTGCACCAGATTCGCGCAAGTCGCTCATCATCGGACGTTTGTCCTGGCGCTGTTCCACTCCCCGGCTCAGCTGAGACAAGGCAATGACGGGGACGTCCAACTCCTTCGCGATCTGTTTCAGCGCCCGGCTGATTTCCGCGACCTCCACTTGCCGGCTTTCGCGGCGTCGAGCGCCCGGATGAATCAGCTGCAGGTAGTCGATGATCACCAGGTCCAGCCCGTGTTCCTTCTTCAGCCTCCGGCACTTGGCGCGGATTTCGCTGGCCGTGATCGACGCGCTGTCGTCGATGAAGATTTTCCGCTCGGCCAGCGCCCCGACCGCCGGGATCAGCTTTTCCCAGTCGTCCTCGTACAAGTAGCCGGTCCGCATCCGGCTGGCGTCGATATTGGCCTCCGCGCACAGCATGCGCTGCACCAGGTGCGACGTCGGCATCTCCAAGCTGAACAGCGCCACCGTCGCGCCGTTCCGCCCCACGTTTTGCGCGATGTTGAGGGCAAATGCCGTCTTCCCGACCGACGGCCGGGCGGCCACGATGATGAAGTCGCCAGGCTGGAACCCGGCTGTCAACCGGTCCAGGTCAGGATATCCCGAGGCCAGGCCGGTGATCCCGCGGGCGTCCGGGTTCTGGCTCAGTTGCTCGATCCGTTCATACGCTTCCACCACCGCCGCCGAGATCGGCACGAAGTCCTTCTTCGGCGCGACTTCCTCTTCGAGGGCCGCGGTGATCTGCTGCACCTTCGCGACCAGTTCGGCGCCGGACTCCGCCCGCCCGGCCGCCTCAACGAGCCCCTGCACCTGCTGCAGCGCCCTGCGGTGGACGGCGTGGTCCTTGATGATGCGGACGTAATGCATTACGTTCGCGGCCGTTGGCGTGCTGGTGGCCAGCGAGGTCAGATATGCGATTCCGCCGGCATCGTCGAGCGTCCCGTCGGCCCGCAGCCGGTTCACGACGGTCACCAGGTCGACCGGCTCGCCGTCGTCATATGCCGCGGCCATTGCCCGGAAGATGAACTCGTGCTTCTTGAAATAGAACTCGTCTCCCCGCAGCGCTTCGGAAACCTGGTCGAAAACCTCGTTGTCAAGCAGGATCGACCCCAGGATAGCCTGTTCCGCCTCCAGGCTGTGCGGCGGCGTCATTTCGCCGGGCGGAGCGTCGGGAAGTGGAATCTCATATGGTGCGTCGTACAATGCGCCTCAGCTCCTTTCGCACGTGCTCCGGCATAGGAACGGCGCGCTCGCGCATGCGGTCCACCTCTCGCAGCCACTGCCGGGTTTCCTCGGCGCCGGGGACCGTGGATTTTTCCTCGCTGTACCCGCGGCGGATGTCCGAGATGGTGGGCGGGAACCGCTCGGTCCGGATATGCTCCCGCAGATTCTCCATCGCGGCTTCAAACGGCACATCCTTGAGGTGCTCATACCAGTGCAGCACCTGATCCTTCGCCAGCTCGTCCGGCAGCCTGAAAGCCGGATACGAAAGCGTGATTGCTTTGAAAAGCTCAACCACTTCAGCTCGTGTCACGTTCCTCGAACTCCTTTGCCAGTTGATTCAGAAGCTCGATCTGGCTGACCTGCCGGGACTTTCCGCCCGGCGGATCCCGGCGGCGCGCCGCATCATGGGCCTCGTCCAGCTTGATCGCCTGCTCCAACGTCAGCACGCCATTCCGGAAATAGTTCTCGACGATGGCGCGGATGAAGGAGAAATTGAACCCCGTTTTCCCCTTCTCGGCAGCCCGTTCCATCGCCCTGATGATGACTGCTTCTTCCATGCCGTCGTCAAGGTAGCTCCGGAGGATTTCGCTGTTGTGCGGGTGACAGGCCAGGCCAAATATCCGCTTGTGTGCCTGCTCGAAGGTCTCAGGTTTTTCGTGCGCGGGCGCATTATCAATCAATCCATCAATCTGGTTAGGTATGGTTTGGTTAGGTTTGGTAGCCCTGTGACTGTCGCGTGTGTCACGCGTGACTGCCGCGTGACGTTCGCGTGACTTCCGTTTTCGTTCCGTGTTTGCCTTGCGTTTTTCGATCAGACGTCCGGCGTAATCGTCCCAATCGTGGATGAAAAGGCCCTCTTCGGTTTGGTCAATGAAGCCTGATTCAATGAGTGCGGACAAAATCTTTTCGGGGTCACCTTCCCACCCACAGGCATCGGCGATGTCGTATGCGTCGTAACGAGAAAGATCGCCGTCCTGGGCATAGTCCATCGCCCACCACCAAAGGAAATGGAGATGACCGACAGCGGCGGGGAGAGATACGCCGAGCAATCGGGCAAGTTTTTTTGTTTTCGGATGCCTCGCAAGTTCCTGATGGCTTTCAATCCACGCCACTTCGATCAGCTCCCCGCGTCATGTCGGTATGACCTTTCTTGTGCCGGTATGCCGATGAATCAGATGCAGCTCCCCCGGGGGCGCCTTCGCCACCACCGGGAGCTCGTCCCACGTCCGACCGTCCAGCAAGCGGCCGGCGGCTTTTTTGCCGACGCGCATCCATTGATATTCACCGGCCATCCAGGACAATTTCCATTCTCCCCACTGCTTGAAGAAGAATGGCACCCCCGCGGCGACACACTGATCCCGAATGCCCCGCACCCAATCCGGATGCATTGGCCGGGCGCCGGGGCCGCTCTCACCGCCGACGATGATCCAATCAATTCCGGGATCCGCCCACACCGTTCCGCGCTTCGAGCCATCGTGTTTCGTTCGAATGTACGGCTCCAGGTACGGCTTCAAGTCCACCGGCCCCAGCAACGGTTCGCACGACAGAAACCGCACCGCCGCCGGCGTCTGGAGCAGCAGCGGAATCCGCTCGTCGGCCGCGCGCTGGTTTTCGACCGAGACGCCGAGCCAGACGTTGGGAAGAGGCCAGCCAGGAGCATTGACCTCAGGGTGTTTTTCCGCCGGAAAGATCGTTTTCAGAGCCTCCGGAAGAAGGTTCATCACTTCGAGCATCCGCTGCGGCCTTTTCGTCAGTATTTGAAACGTATGGTGCTGCGCGATGGCCATCACGCGGAAAATCGCGACAATGTGGGCGAATTCAACGTTTTCGTGGAACAGGTCCGACATAGAATTCACGAAGATCCGCCGTTGCTTCCGCCAACGAAGAGGCAGATTCAGTGCCTCCGGCCGGAGTACGATTTTCCCCGTCCACCGCGGGCCATACTCCGTCATGCGGCTGACACCGCCGAAACGTTCAGGGAAGCGCGCGGCGAATCGTTCCGCATAGCAGTTCA